TCATGATTCATCACACCACCATTGTTACGGAAGTCATCTTCTTCCATCCAATGAGCAACTGAAGTCGTATGACCATCTTCTGTAGCATACCAACCAGAGGCAATCTCTTTATCCATGAGAACTAATTGCCAAAACTTTTCAGTGTTGAAAACAATGTCAGAATCAATCCAAAGTTGCCAATCATATTTAAGTTTTCCATCCCAAGGAATCTGATCTGGTCCGCGAAGAACATTTGCACCAAGACACTTACAACGGGCAAAGTTCACCATTGAAGAATAGTCTTGTGAGATTTGAATGCTTGCACCACTCTGCACTAGATCGAAACAAAGTTGTACAAAGTTTTTAAGATAGGTGTATGAAACACCACGACCAGGAAGACAAAAAACAATAGACTTTCCTCTGACCATTTCTTTTGCCAGATTATAATCCCATTCTTCTGCTGCTGGTTTTTGAGTGACGGGCGATTTTGCTTTTACTGTAAATCCTTTAGCCATAATAGAAAATAGTTACTTCAGTATCATACAATATTATGTATGGGATGTCAATCTTGTTCTTTTTCAGAAAGAATGACTTCATCCCCATCAAGAGTAAAACATATCTCAGTGTCTTCATACCAAGAAAGTTCATTCATAATTTGCTCTGGGATTTTAATAAAGTAATCCCCACTGATTGGATCAACCTCTATGGGTTCAAAAATATCTCCGGAATTTTTTTTCATTTCCAATAAACCTTTTTCGTTTTTATATAGGGGAAAAAAATTTTTATAATGGAAGTAATAATTAACTTGCTTTCGTAACACTTTGTAGACTAGAGGGACCCATCGATTTTATATGGGGGGGTATCTTATAACACGCCGCCGGGCGCGGCGGGCACGGGACGCCAACACCTGCCAAACACGAACGAACGGAACTGCCCCCCACGAACGAACGCAGGGGGCGTGGGAGGGGTCACCCCTGCTGACTGACCCACCCGCTAATGGGGCACCGTGCCTCACCCGCATGAGCCGCGGCATACTGGGCGGCGATGCTGACGGCAGAGATGCCCCAGATCAAGTGGGATTGGGGGCGGTGGGTCTGCACCTGATCACGGCGGGCGATCCACTTGATCTGGCGGGTGGTGAGGTCGGAGCAGGGAGCGAATCCAGGCATCGGGTCGGGGTCGTTTGGTTCTTTCATATCTTACAGGCAACCCCCCACCAAATCAGGCAGGGGGTGTGCGGTTGTCAGACTGTCACCAGATCAGAGGGGTGCCATCGGTATCAGTAACAGTTCCCTGCTCATTGTCGGCAACGATGCTATCAAGAATTGCCAGCAGTTCGTTACCATTAGCAGCACGATTTAGCAGAGCAGTGACAAGATCAAAAGTCATGATAAAATGTAAAACAGTGTGATTTGAGTTAGGGTGTCTTTAGAGCGCATCCCATTCCCATTGTATCAGGTCAGGGTGCCAGATGAGCAGGCGAACCACAGGAAATGTAGAACTCTACCATTCTCATTGCCTCCTCATAAGTGCGGAACCATTGTGATCTCCACTCACACTGATTGTAGGGGGTCTGATAACGAACTTCGTAACGGATCATGATGTTAAGAATGAGGGACGATGTGTGGAGTTTAGAAGTCGAAAACGTCGCCGTTAATTTCAGCACGGTTAACTTTAGGGTCGTCCCACTTTACACCGTCGGGGGTTTCTTTGCTGCCACACTCATAGAACAATTCCAGGAGTTCTTCATAGCAGCAGATATCATTCTCCTGAATGAAGTTGTAGATGCTCTCATCATTCTCAATCCAGAGTACAACATTCCAGGTCTCATAATTGGTCCAACCGTTATAAGTGCGGTCGGTGAGATCGGTCTGATAAAGAGTGGCAGGCATGAGGTTCGTTTGAACTGAAAGAATTGTAGAACGGGATGGGGAGGAATCGGGGGTGGAATGTGCCACCCCTTTGACTGTCACACCTAGGCGATTCGCATACCTGAAAAGAAAGGAATCACACCGTAATCTTTAGACTGAAAGAACCACTGATAGTTCTTCTGAAAAATACCTTCGCCAGGGATTCCGTGCTCTTTAAGAATAGCATTGAGACGGGATTTGGTGGTGACAGTTTGATGCCCACCGTCAAAAAGTTCCAACCAAGTTTCACCAATTCGGGCGATCAGATTGCCGAACAGATAGACATCAACAACGTTGGAACATGCAACGACTTCGGTGTTATCAAGTTTCCAATCTTTGCCAGCAGTGATAGCGGCATTCATTTGGCGTTCGATTTTACGCATCGGGTGAATCCCTCAGGAACAAACGTAGTATGGCATGGGGTGGGGGGTCAGCACAAGGGGGTGTGTGCCGGTTCCTCAACTGTCACAGCAGCTCCTTCCCAAACTTGCCGCAGAGGTAAAATGCCATTCCTTTATCTTTCAGAGTGCAATCTGCAAAGGTCAGAGGAACATAGCGCCCATTGGTTTTTGATGCTTTGGTGCGGATTTGCAGCAGTCCGTTAGGTCCGGTGATGGTGCTCAGTTGACTGCCAGCGTCAAATGCGTTACGAATGGCATCACAAATGAAATCATAATCTTCTGCCAATTCTTGATAGTGTTCGGGGTGAGTTTCAGGATTCAGAACCTCAGTGCCGACATAATCATTGGCACGGGTGAAACCAACGTAGATGGTTTGAGACAGTTTCTCACCAACTTTACTGTCAGAAAAACTAACACTATCTTCGATGATTTCAGAGAGACAATGCTTCAGTTGTGTGACAGCAATCGATTCACCAACCGTAAAAGTTTTAAGTTCACCATCCACCAAATCTTTCAGGTTGGAACTGTTAGGAATGCCTAGAGCAATTTCAATCAATTGCCCACGCGATCCTTTGTTCTTTCCAGGTTTAGCAAATGCACTGAAGTCAGTTACCTTCAGTTTGGCAGCGGTCTGGGGGACGGTCAGAGTCATTGGAGGAGTTGTCTGAACTGAAGTCATCATAGAGCAGCAGGAGACCCCTACAAGGGGTTCTGTGCCAGTTTAGCGACTGGCACACTGAAACCGACCGTTGTTGAAGTTAGCGTTACTGAAGACCTCACGGTTGACCAGTTTGAACATACCAAACTCATTGGTCATCACGTAACCCTCAGCGTCAATCCTGTTACCGTACAGATACGCTGCAGGACCATTGTTGCGGCAGAGGAACAAACAATCATCTTTGATAGACTTTACCAATGCCCACAAACGCAGCAGGTTGGCATCACAATCAAAGTCATCGGGATTGACTTCTTCACCAGCACGAATGCAAGCGTTAATTTGTTGCTTAATCTTTGCTGCTTCCTTTACACTCACAAACTCACATGCCGTTGACATCTGACGGGCAAAGTTGCAGATTTCCTCTACATCAGCGAACGATTCTTGACCGTGCTGAATGTATGCTTGAGGTTGCACGAATTTCACAAGTTCGTTATCATCCGTCCAGACGGCACGATCAGGCATTGCAACAGCATCACGCAAATCCTTCTCAGCATAGTAACACGTATGCGGAGCAATGATGATACGCTGTGAAACTACCTCAGGGAACTGGTATGTAATGGTGTTGGGGGTGTATTCAGTCTCACCACCAAATCCGATAAAATCCCCCTGATAAACGGTGTTTGTATGAGGTAGGCAATCAAAACAAGCGTGCAAAATTTCTGCAACTTGACCGTTGTAGAACGAATCAATCTCTTCATGAGAATGGGAGATTTTGATTTTAACTTTGTTGAAGACAGATTTGGTGCCAACGAAGAACTTACCGTTGGCAGGATTCGTGCCCCAAACAATCGCAGGAGCGCCATCAATCTTGACGCTCATGTGACCGGGATTCACGAACCAATCCAGAACAGTCAGGTCACCCGTGAGAATGGTATCTTCGGGGTGCTCAAGGTGGGTGTTTTTCATACTGCTATTGTAAGGGGTCACGAAGCGGTCTGGGCAGGGTCTTGTGCCAGTTCCTCAACTGTCCAGCAGTTCGGGATAGTAGTCTTCAACCTCCGTCAAAAGTTCCTCATCAGTATAACTGGAGAGATTTTCTTTCATAGTATCATAAACGAAACACTCCATAGTCTTATAATCCATTCCTTCAATCAGTTGCTGAATGTAATCTTCAGTGAGTTGAGCACGGTCGAAAGTCATTAGTCGTCTCCGAAGTTGTTAGAAAGAAAGTCCTCAAGTTCAGTCAGTTTAGATTCACTGAGATTCCAAACATACTCACTGATGATTGTATCAAAGAGGTCGGCATCTTCCCGACACTTCTCTTTAAGAAACCATTCAAGTTCGGTACGGTTGGTCATCAAACCTCATTCCTCATTCTATACAGTTTTTTGTGGAGTTCTTCACACTCATCAGCATCAAGAGCAGTAACTTCGCTCATTTCATCCCAATCTTCATGAGGAGTGAGATACTCAATCAGATCCACAATAGCATCCAGTTCTTCAAATGTCAGAGTAGTTTTTGTCATAATCAGGAAAGAATGTGACGGTAATCAATGGACTTAATGCACCAACCAGTTTTATCACTAATCTCATCAACTAAATCTTCTTCATTATCTACCTCCCACACTTGACCAGTGTATTCTTGAGCAAGTTTTTCTTCAGTGCAGATTCTATCACTCTCAGACCAGTATTCTGCAGGGTCGGCACCCTCATCAAAAATGTCTTCCTCAAGTGAACAATCGAACTCAATGTTGGTGATTTGAAACTTCATTTACGGAAAGGAGAATTGAAGTAGGAACGAAACACCGTCACCAGAATGATGAGGGTAGAGGTGACACCAATCAAACCCAGAAAGGTTACAGCGTCACCAGTAAAGTTCAAAGTGTTAGGCATCATTCAATAATCGTAGTTAGCGTTCAGGTACTCATTGACATCGAACTTTTCAGTATCACGAAGTTCGGGAATGTCAAGGTCAAAGATCTCACCAGCGGAGTCTTGAATCTCAGACCAGAGTTCATCGTACATAGTGTGTCTCTCAGGAACGAATGTAATGTATCAGGGATTCGGGGGCAGCACAAGTGGTTGTGTGCCAGTTCCTCAAGTGTCACATTCTTATATCCAGACACAAAAATGTGACCCCTAAGTGATGAGAATTAAAAATGTTAATCTTATCAGGAATCGTCCTGTTTTTTAAATCGATTGTGTCACCTAATATTATTTCCCGTTTTATTATGCCAGAGACGGGACCAAACTCTCTCTTTGATGATGTAGTGTTTTATTTATACAAACTCTGCGACATAATAATCTACCGGCAGCTCAAGTTCTGCCGCTTTCTGTTCCCATTCTGCCCATTCTTCAGGGGAAGCATCATTCAGGAAATCTTCGAAAGTATAATCAAAAGCAGGACCACACATAAGAATTCTCAGCGACAAATGTAGAATAACCCCTCACAGAGCAATCTGCAAGGGGTCTTGTGCCACTTCGCGAACTGTCACATTACCAGGAAGGATTAAGTTCTCGAATGGTATGATAGACTTCCTCATCACCTTCGAGTTCTAATATTTGTCTCCAGTTGATATCTTCTAGGTCTAGATCATCATAACACTCTATGTCTAATGTAACACGTACTAGGCGTTTCTGTGTAATCATAGTACTAGATTATGCGTAATGACGATATGCTAGATCTTGATAATCATGTGTATCTCGTGCATAATCATCATCGAGATCGTATGCATAATTCTCGTCGAGATCCGCATAATCATTTGTATACGTATAGTCGAAATCGTAATCGTCGTACATAAGCTCGTCGAGATTCTGTGAAGTGACTGATGTATTATAGCACAAAGCTCGACGAGATTGCAAGTGTTGTACAAGATTTAGTCGAGATTCATATGATAATATATATGAATCTAGATGCGTCTCGACTAGATCCTGTGTGCGTTTTATGATATTCTCGACTAGATTCTATCATAAAACTCGAAGAGTGTCAAGTCTCGACTAGATTTTTATGTGTGAGTCTCAGAGTTTTATGGGCGGGGGGTTGACTTTGAGACCTCTGTGTGTTATAATGCGCTCGCTAAGGTCACAAGACTCAGAAGCATTCAGAAGCATTTAACACCTCATGCTAATGATTCTCAATTGCAATAACTTATTGAGAATATTACAAATACTAGGGAATCCACATATATAGATATAATACACAAATATATTTTATTACGGTATCATGGCATACATTTATTCCATCACCAACCTTGAGAATCAAAAGGCATACGTAGGAAAAACAACACAACCTAACCCATATGATAGATGGAAACAACACATACAATTAGCAAAGAATAAAACTAACTTAAATGAGAACAACTCTGCTCATAGTATGCCAATCGTAAGAGCAATCAGTAAGTATGGTGTAGATAAGTTTAAGTTTAGAGTATTAGAAGAATGTAATGATGAGATTGTAAATGAACGTGAAACGTATTGGATTGAAAGATTAGAAACTTGTGGTAAGAAAGGTTATAACGTTACTCTTGGTGGTGAAGGTGTAAAGAAACCACGTAAGTATTGGAGTAATCATCCACATAGTAAACCAGTGAGTTGTTATACCCTAGAAGGTGAATGGGTAAGAGACTATGATACTGCTGGTATTGCTGCTGATATTTTAGGTAATAAGAAAGCAAGAAATTGTATCTCTGCTTGTATTAAAGGTGTTACGTTTCAAGCATTAGGATATAGATGGGCTTGGAAAGGTGAAACTCCTAAAATGATAAAGAAAAGAATTAATCGTCGTGGTGTTGTTTATGGGATACACTTAGACAGTGGACGTAAGAAGATGTGGAAATCAATGGCAGATGCTGCTGCAGAGATAGAAGGAAATCGTAAAAGTAACAATGCTATTCATCACTCACTCAAGAGTCCAAATAAAAACAAACTGCAAGTAAAAGGTTGGTATTTTTTTGGAAAGAAACCAACAGATTGGAAACCAGCAGAGAAAAATATATTTACATCTGAAAAAGCAAAGGCAGCAGCAAGTAAATCAAATGAAAAAAGAAAAAGACCTGTCAAAGGTGTAAACATTCAGACAGGTGAGATAATTGAATTTGATAGCATCAGTGAGGCATCATTTTTTATTAAAGGAGAAGGAGACCGAAGTGCCGTTGCTAATATTATGCGAAATATTAAACGCATGTCATCTGGTGAAACTTGGTGTTATGCGTTTGGATACAAATGGTATTATGCCTGAACAAAATCCCACATTTCACCATTCCATTTCCAAGAACGATCTTTCCAAGTATGAATTTGCCCGACTTCTGGATTTATTGGAAATCTTGGACCATTGTCTTCATTTTCTGGATTTTGTATTTGATTCACAACACTCTCAAACTTCTCACTCATCCAATCTACATCAGACACTGACCACTTATGAATCGGACAGGAGTCTAATGCAAAACTTGCTTTTTGTTGTAGAAAGCATCCACAATGTTTGCATTTTACTTTTTCAACATCATAATATTCACAGGTCGAACAGATTTTTAGTCTTTCCTGTTTTACTTCTTCAGATACAAAAAGAGCATTGGATGATAATGCCTGCTTTACAACTTCAAATGTGAACTTAGCAAGATTCTTTCCTTGTTCTGATAACGATGGATATTCAGTCATTTCTTATGGTTGATACGCTCCTCTAATTGTAGCAGAATTTATCGATCCTGTCACGCTATAATTACTTCCTGTAATTGCTCTTCCTGCTGAACCTCCTGACCCCGAATTACTCGTATTTCCTCCATTTGAACCCCAATCTCCACCATTACCACCAGTCTCTCCTGTTTGACCCGATCCACCAGAACTTGGGCATCCTCCGGGTGTTCCTGCTGCACCTCCTGATCCATTCGTTCTGGACTGACCATAACCTTGCCCTACTCCACCGTTTCCTCCTTCACCACCAGGAGCACCAGGAACAGAATATGGAGTATATCTACGGCAGTCAGACACATAGACAGTGTTGCCACATCCTCCCTTACCACAGTTACATCCACCAACGCCACGACAATTTATCTGCTCATCTCCTCCACAACCAGGGCATCCGCCACAGTTTCCACCTGTCGTGTATTCGGAAATTGAAAAACAAGTTCCGTCTGATCCTGACGAACCGGTGGATCCTTTTTCCCCTCCTCCACCACCACCATAAATGTTACATCCACCATTCACATTAACAATCACTTGAGATCCGGTGGATTGAACATACATTGCTGGTCCACCATTACCTCCGCTAACATTACCTGAAGTTCCGGCAGATCCACCAGCTCCGTAGACTCCACCAGAAACAGTAATTTGGAGATTATGTGTTTCTGCCTGAAGAAATGTTGCATACTGAGATGTAGTTGTAGATCCAGTTGTACCGTTCAGATACATATATTTCCGAATGTTTTTATTCAGATTTGAATTCCAAGATTGTGTGCCAATGTTAAATCCAGGAACACCAGAAGAAGTAGCATCCGTTCCTGTTTGAGTGATGAAATAATATTTGATTGAATTTCGAAATTGAGAAATTCTAAGATTATTGAGAGTTGAAATATTTGCATTTTCGGTTGCGTCAGGAACAGTCGGAGTTGTATTCGACGCAGTTGTAATTCTTCTTAACTCAGATGCCCGAAGAGGTAAAGTATCCGATGCAAAAGATCCATCTGGTTGTTGTGCTCGGAAGTTTGATCTTAACGATGCAAAAGAAATACTTCCAGAGGAATAATATGGTCCTGCTTTGGTGACTGTTGCTGGCATTCTTACATCTGATTCTGTGTCTCTATTTAGAGTTTCACTTATCAGATTCCTTCTTCAGTTTAATGTGCTTCCATTGCTCCCGGTAGATAAGAAGATTCACATTTCGAACCTTGCTTTCAAATTGAGAAACACAAATTGTAAGATAATGATCGGACACAAAAACAATGTGCCCAAAGTAATCCTTATAATAGACTTCAACACCAGGAGAGAATGTTTCTTTCATCAGAAAAAAGCAGATTCCAATGGAGTTTGTTTGAGTTGCATTGCTGTATAAGGCGTAGTATCATTTAGACTTACACGCTTACCAATGGTCTTACTATTAACGGGGGAGAAGTACTCTTTTGTTTTTGAATTATAGAATCCCCAAATACACCGAACAGACTTACCAAGATTATAATCAAACTTCCGATCGTAAGCAATCCAAATGGATGTGACATTACGTTTGAACTCTTCAGTTTCATAATGCATTCCTTTTGGTGCTTTGTGAGGAAACTCAGGGATTGTCATAAACAGCACGAAGACGATTGGGTGGATATCCAGAAGACAGATAATCGTTCAGACGTAAATCACATTGCTCTTTTGTCAATTGAACTGCATCTTCCTCAATCAGTTCCCATCCTGTAGTTGTCAGTTCTTGAATACGATAAAGTTGTGTCATGTGATAAATGCCTCCAGAATACCAGACTCATACTCATCGACTAATGCGAACTTTTGTGCATTGACGACTCTTTCCATAATCCGATCGGTATATGAATCATCAAACGATTCTTCTTGAGAGAGTAAAGTAAATGCTTCCGTATCGTTCTCTGCAATCAGATTAATCAGACCACCATACTCAGAAGAGGGAAAAGGAACCCAGTAGTCAACAATGTAAAGATACTTCATTTTAATTTGAATTGGACTTAGACATTTTAGATGAATGTGTGAGATTTGTCAACTGCCTTTGAAGTTCAACTTGTATTTGAATCAAATGAGAATATAGAAACTGTTGATACTCATTTTGAGAGAGAAGAGAAGTAAGATTCTCAATTTGATGCAATGCAAGAATCAGTTTTGTTTCTTCATTCATTACATAAACTCCTGCATATAATAATCAACGGTAATCTCAAGTTCTGCTGCTTTCTGTTCATAAAACATTTCAACATATTTCTTTGCTTCTTGTTGTTTTCGATTCCAATCAATTTCAGAGTGCTTCATGAAATCTTGATAAGCATTCATAAAATCATTCATTGCATTCTCTCCGATTGTGAAGGTTGATTGTAAGATTCGAAAAGTTGTTTGTCACGGTGAATCAGAAAAACATTGTAACCAATTAGAACAGCAAAAAGCAGAAGAAAATACCTTTTCATCAGCACGCACCTGCCATCGGGTTGACATTTTTGACTTCAGTGTTAAAACCAGTCACTTCCCAACCCAGACCAATACGCTCACTCATTTCACGCTCAAAGTCTTTCTTGGTGATGCACTTATAGCTCATAGCATCAACACCGCGAAACTTGAGCACCTTAAACATATAACGAGTGCTGTCCTTGATGGGAAAATAATCAACCGTCATCGAAGGTTGACCGTCGATTTGAGAGAAGGTGGACAGTTGCATGGGGTGTTCCCTTGACTACCTCTGTATTATAGGGGCAATACTGCCTCGCTACTGGTCCTCTGTGCCAGTTCCTCAACTGGTTGGAAAAATATCAGAGTTTCCACCATCAATCCATAAATTATCATCCACTTGAATAAATCCAATTTCGTTTACATTATCATAATGCTCTTGAAGTCGAGCAACTTTATCCTTCAAACCAACATATTCAACAACATACTCCTCAAGTGTTTGTGTCGTTACATCAGGGTCATTGCTTTTCTCTTCAAGACGATTACGCTCTTCGTTATCTACAAGAGGTGCAAGAGTTTCCCAACTATTGCCATGACCATTCGCAAGAATATGATTACAATTCAACTTATACATCAAATTAGTAATCATCATATGAATATTCTCTGCATTTGGTTCATCAAGAGTATATTCAAATGCTTCTGCAAGCCCAAGACCACACTCACCAGTTTTAATGGGGTCTATTCCAGTGGGTTCATATTCCACAGAAAGACCAGTCTCATCCCTGGTTTCTGAAACAACTCTAGATGCAGAAGAATAGTCAATATCTTTCAAGCAGAGTTCTGGTTCTTGATGAACACAATTCCATGCCCATTCAAGGATATTGCAAAGTGAATCATATTCAGTTGGAGTTAAAATCGGTTTTGTCATGGAATTAAGTTGATTATAAAATGCAATAAATCAAAAGGACGGCACCACGTCGTTGCGTAGACCAGTTTGCGAACTGTCCATCTGCTCATAGACGGAATAGAGTTTGTTATAGAGTGCTGGCACACTTCCATACTCACGAGCAATGATTCGTTCTTCACTCAAGTCCAGCAACTGCAATGCAGACAAAATCACACCGATTTCGTGAACGTTCAGATTAATTTGAGTTTCCGTCATCATTTCAATTCAATACGATCAAAGATTAGCATACCCAACTCAAAAAGTAAATCCTCATTCATATCGCCCATCGTGTCCTGAATACCTTCAATAATTGTAGTCTGTAGAATCTCTACAAAGCGTTCATCCATCGAAACATAATCAATGACTGCTGGTTTAAGTGCATCCGCAATTTTTGAAATAGACTGTGTGGAGAGTTGCATAATTCAGTTCTCAGGATACAGTTTCCAACCATCAGGATAGATTCCCATCTCTTCACAACGACATTCATAAGCAATGCGTTGCAGAAGACGCAAATCCATCAATTCAACCTTCTGTATAATGGAACGGCGAATCTGTTTGTCTTGAGCAGTGTCGGTAATCATAATCAGTTACCTTCTGCAATTTGATTGAGAACGTTACGGGCAAACTTCATAAACCCGTAAGCAGTTACATTACTATAACCTGTATCAATCTCATAACCATCCAATATATTAGTTTGGTTATAAGTGTTTACAATCAGCAGGCAAGCATCATAGAGTGCTGCCTGATGCTCTTCTTGAGAAGAGAACTGAATGGCACTGTAGGAGGGGAGAGTCACTGGGGTTCGTTCCCTTGATTACCTTGTTATTATAAGAGCACCTAGAGGCATCTGGAAGCGTCGTTGTGCCGGTTTGAGCACTGGCATAGTCAGTTGCATCCAAACATTGCACCACCGATTGCAGCACCCACAGGCACAGACCAGTAGTATCCATTTCCACGACTCATACTTGCAGCAACACCACCACCTAACAGAGCACCCAATACACTTCTGGTTGGATTACAATATCTTCCACCATATCCACCATTCCCATAGTATTGATTAGCAGGTCTCCATCCTTGATTGATATTATTACACGGCACATTAAATGTCTGAACACTCACTCCACCAGGAACATAATTGCCATACCGATCATATCCACCGGGTTGATACACTTCTTGATTTTGAGTGCAAACAGCAAACTGATTCACCTGCTGTGCAAATACAGGAGTCGGAATCAGTAAAAATGCTGGAAGAAGATACTTGATCATTGTGGGTCTCTGTCTATAGTAATTATACTGAAATCATCAGACGATTGGCAAAGAAATGTACCACTTTTGGAAGTGGTTGATGATTCTTTTCTTTCAGATATTCCAGATATAGAGTTTCTTCTTGCTCCCGTGCCTCAACTTCGTGCGGTTGAATCCAATAGTCCATATCCTCGACGCATTCTTTACCATAATACATTTTTCCGCGTTTTTGTCGCAGCGAACCCAGTACCCATTGCCTCAGGTGGACCAACTCATGCAAAAGAGTTTGTATATACAACTCCTCATGCATATGAGTGTCCAGTTCAATCAGAAAGTTACGAGGACGATAGGATTCACCCACATAATCACAATACCCATAAACACATTCACGTTTCAGACCACGATGCACAATCTCCACGTGAATCTTATGACGTGGAAGAAACTTATTCAGAAACCAAGCGGTAACATCCTCACAGAGGAGTTTGCGATACCCGTAGCCAGAATGTTGTATGTAAGACATTGACCCCAATGCAGAAACCAAATGAACGACGAAATGAAGATGAGTTTATGTGTTGTGGTCATATTCACTTTGCGTAGAGATAACCACCTGCCCAGTCAGCGTGCTCAAGCAACCATTCACGCTGCTCAATCAGACGCAGGTCGTAACGAACACCTTTGGCAGGAGACTTCCAAGATGCAGACTTATAAACCTCTCCCGTCTTTTTATCTATAAAAGCGTGAACAGAACGGGAACCATTAGCAACCATAATGATCTTATGATACTTACGACCCGTTTCAGGGTAGAACTCATAACCACAGTTGCCATTACGAAGATCTTGAATACAGGCAATGTGATAGTGGGCATTATCACCCTTCTCAATCGACTGTTTGTGAGACTTGATGCTGTAATCAATGAAGTTCTGGCGCAGCGCCTCACAGAGGGCGTAGGTGTGCCCCAGGACTGCCTCTGCGATGTTCTTCCGTGCCTCTTGCTGGGCGGCGTAATCAGCGAAGGTGGTAGTCATTGGTTGGTTGCGTATGAGAGTATTATAGGGGCACACAGGCACCTCTGGTGAGGTCAGTATGCCAGTTCCACATCTGGCACATAGTGGTTGTCATCGTCCAGGTATCCCATCCAATCTGCAGGGTCTGTGTCATAGAGTTCAATCTCACGAATCTCATCAATCAATTCAGACAGTTCGACAGAGTTCATTGGGTTTCCCTCAATTATGTAAGTATTATAGCAGAAAACCCGCCTTGTGGGCGGGTCTTGTGCCAGTTATCAATGTGGCGGCGGAAGTGGCGGACGATTCATTTCTACGGTAGTCTTTTGGAGATTAAACATTACACCATCCAGAAACTTGGCGACAGGTCCAAATCCAATAGTTGTAACAATAATACCAAAGATTGTGCCAGAAATGAAGTTAAACATTACTTGTTCATCTGGAGAGTGGGAACAGGCATTCCTCCTTCAGTTGGAACATAGATGGTCACATTACCTTTGTTAGAACCTTCTTCAAGTCCAGTGATATACAGGTACTGAAGATATTCACGATTATCTTTCAGTGAATTACCAATAATCTGGTTTGCTTTTGCAACACCAGTAGCACGAATCACTTCAGCATCAGCAAGTTGTTGTGCCGAATCTTTCTTTGCTTGTGCTTCCAAAACTGCAACTTGGCGAGTATATTCTGCCTTTTGAAGTTCTGCTTTACCT